CGCATTAAGCGACTGAGGGATAGTTTGTTTAATTACTTGTTTTTCTAATAAAAAATGATTCATTTTAATTTACTCCTTTTAGTTGTTGTTACTATCTATCTTCTAGTGTGACAAGACCTGACATTTCATAGTTACCAAACTCTGTTTTAACGGGCGTCTTATAAGGGATTGAACCGTCAAGGCGCATAATAAATCTATAAGCAGAAATCATTCTGTCAAAATACAGATGAGGGGAAACTGCTGATTTAATACCACCTGATTTAACGATAGTATTGTAGTATCCAAGGTCAACCAAGATAATATCTCCCTCTGTGCCAAGCTCCTTTGTACCACCAAGCATAGGAAGAACTGGTAACCCCAAAAGAGTAGAATAAGGCGAGCCGTTAAGCTGTGAGCCTGGAGTCAGGTAAATATAGTTTCCGTTATCGTCTTTAGCTAAACGCAATTGACTCTCGACCATTGGGTTTATAAGCCAAACTGCATTTCTTCGGCTCATTGGTAACAGCCTAGTATACATTTTAATAATATTCTGAGCCACGATTGTATCAGCAGCTTGAGCAACTTCTTTGGCAACTTTTACTTTAAACCCTGAGTTTAAAAGACCCATAGGCTTTCCGACTCCGTTACCAGAGATTATCGCACTGTTAACAGCGTGAACAATTGCAGTTGGGGCATTACGGTTAATGTAACCCTCAAGGGCCGTAGCGTCTTCCAAAAGCTCATCTGTTACTTTAACTAATGCGCCTACTTTGTTTAGTTTCCATGAGGCAGTGCCAAATTTCATTTTACTATCTGTGATGATATCGCCCTCAGAAAGCCAATAGGCAACAACGCCGCCAGACCAAGGGGTTGTTTCATCAATAGGCAAAGTTAAACTGTTTCCAGTCACAGGGGTTTGGTTAGTTCTTGCGAGCAAAGAATCATCACTTTCCATTTTTTTAGAAATAGAAGTAACAAAAGTCTCAGGCACTAAAAACCCTTCCCCATCGCCGCCACGCTCGAACATTGTATTTTGAAAGCGCTTATCAACGTCCCCAGACGCAGCCTTTTTAACCGACATTAAATAATCACCAAAAGAATTAAATCCCCCAGAAAGATCCTTATGAGATGCTCTCACTTCAACAGTTACTTCTTTTTTTGTGGACACCTGTCTTGTTGATAAAGCTGATTTAGCGGAAATTGCAGCGATTTTGTCTGCCGCTTCAATTTGAGCTTGTATCTTATCAAACTCTTCTGATAACGAGTTAATTTCATCAACATGGGTTGAAATGTCCTCTAGTTCTTTAAAAGAGTCTAAAAGGGCTACGATGCTAGCAAGTCTTTCTTTTAACTTATCCATTCTTCTTATCTCCTGTTTAGTTGTAGCTACATCTATTTTTTTAGATGAGCTAAATAGTTGTTAATCTTATTTGAAACTGCGTTCAAATTATGTTTTGCAATTTGATTTTCAGTGGTAACACTTTTATTTTTTATTTTAAACCAAGTAGCTTTTTCGTAAGCCATTGCGGCTACTTTTATTTCGCTTTCTTTAATGCTATCAATAAATCCAAGCTCTAACGCCTCTTTGGGTCCCATCCAAGTCTCATCGGACAACATCTTTTTTATTTCTGTGTATGACATCTTTGTCTTTCTCATATACAAATTCGTCATTTGTGATTCGATATCATTAAGGACTGAGATTGTTTTTTCAAGCTCATCAGAATTTCCGGCCTGATAAGTCCACGGCTTATGGATCATGACAAAACCTGCATCCCCCATTTCTATAGTGTCTGCGGCTAACATTATAACAGTTGCTATTGAAGCCGATAAAGCGTCGATATTAGCTGTTATTTTCATTTTAGATTTAAGGTTTGATAACCTATTGTAAATAGCAATTCCCTCGGTCACACTACCGCCAGGGGAATTTATATTTAAGACAAGCTCTTTGGTGCCTTGAGGTATTTTTTTTATTAAATCAACAACTTGTTTTGCAGTGAACCCATCACCAAAATAATCACCGCCAACAATGCCATAAAGGTCTAGTTGTGATCTTACAGAACTTAAAACATTAAGGTTTACATAACCATCTTTATTCTCTTCAGCCATAGAAAAAGATTGATTTTATTTTAAGTAAATGTAAACAAATAATAGTTTACCGCAGCGAGTCGATCGTTCTCTATGGGTATCCAGATTTTATCTAAGATTGAGAACCTATAAAAACCTAAGTCCTCTGTGTTCATAGGCGTTTTTCTTTTTGTCCTCCTGTATCCAACCAGCAAGCGACATTATCGTGGCCACAGCTAAATCTATTTTTAAAGAGTCCGACGCCTTCCTAGGATATACGTTATCGTTTGCGTCAATTTTAGCAATAACATTTGAAAGCGACCAAATAAAAAGCTCAGACCCTTTGTGCACAACTTTTCTTTGCCGAATTAACTGATCTAGAGTTTTCATAGGCTCCGACAAATTCGCAACGCTCATCCTCATTTCGACAGTGTTTACCCTCTCATTTTTCAGCTGGTTCATTAAATTTGAAGCATTCCAAATATCAAAAAAAACCTCTACCATTTTAAAGTTTTTGCTATCTGCCAAAAGGTCGTCCCTTATCTTGTCTTGGTCTACTGCATCGCCTTCGGTAACAATAAGTTCCTTATTTCTTTCAGCAAGCAAGTATATGTTGTTACCGCTTGTTTTTAGAGTTTCTCTCGGTAGGTAACTTTTTTCAAAAATATAATATATGCCGTCTCTTTTAAATATCTTGACGTAGCACGTCAAATCAATTCTGTTTGCTAAATCGACAGCCACTCGGCACGGCTGGCCAAAAAATTCCTCTTCTCTTACCACTTTATCTGCGCAGTCTCGTAGCCTTTGAGGGCTAAAAAACTGATTCATTTCAGAAGTCCATATATTTAAATTTTTAGTTTTAAAATTGGCAAGCTCCGTGGGGATCTCTCGGCCCTTCTCGGCTGTTGATTTCATTGCTATAGGATCTACAGAAATACCATAATTGGGGTTGGCCTTAACCCAATTTGATTCGTTAAATATATCATCATAGTCGTCAAGCGTGTACACGAGGCTAAAGGTCTGCTCGTCTTTTATCTCGCCTATAGCTACTCTTTTAGAATAGTTACTTTGGGCAAAACCAACCCCCTCTAAATTGTCACCTGCCGTTGTTATACAAAGAAGCAGCGAGTCTCTTCTTTTTTTAAGTCCTGACACAACTACGTTATATAGCCTTGTGTCAACAGCATGGAGTTCATCAATTATAGATAAAATATCGTTTAGTCCATCAAGACTTCCATGATGTGATGACCGCGCCCGCATGACAGAATTACTTTTTTTTTGGGTAATAACGTGAGCCAAAACTTTCACACCAGTAGCTTTTATAAATGACTTGTTACCCATTGCCATAGCCCTAGAAGAATCAAGCACAATTCTGGCCTGATCTGACTTTGTAGCAAAGCAACTTATTTCATTACCCTTTGGGTCATTAAGAGCAAGTTCATAAAGGGCCAACGTAGATGCCAGCGTAGACTTAGCGTTACCCCTTGCGACCTCGATGTACGCAATCCTAAAACGTCTTTGCCTTGTTCTTTTATCAATAAAGCCATATATGTTAGCTATTAAAAAACATTGCCATGGCTCTAAAATTATATTCGGTGAATCCCAATGCCCCTTAATATGCTTAAACTTTTGTACAATTCTTAGTGGGCGCTCGCTCTTTTCCGCATCAAAATAAAATATATCGCTCCCATTTAAATCTGACATAAAGCGATTACAGGCTCCGACTATAAACTTACCCGCAAGCAATTTCCCGCTTATAACGTCTAAAGCATAATTATATGCTTTTTTCGTAAAAGGGTATTTAACAGCATCTATCTCCATTCTTTTTCGTCGTCCTCGTTATTTAGCCCTCCAAAGACCGGAGAATTCCCAATGCCTAACGCTCTGTGGTAAAGCCTTATTTCAGATCTTAGTTTATTTAAAAGCTGAATTTCCGGCTTTAACTTAGTGCCAAATTGGGTATTCTCAGTTATGCCAGAATCAAGTATCGTGGCCTCGATGCTTCTTTTTTGTTTATACATAGCGCAAAGACTTTCAAGCAAAAGCGTGTCGCTTGGTTTAAATTCCTCTCGGGCCGAGATTTCCGGAAGTAACATTTTCCAGTCTCTGATTGTTTCCTTATCATTACTTGGTGGGGGGTATTTTCTCCACAGCTCTGATTTTAAGTTCCTTGCCATTCACCCCGCCTTTTTTGAATTTTAAAATTAAATAATTGTTTTATTTTAAAAAATAATCAAGCCTTACCGCATGACACCCGAAAAACAAGTTGAACATGACATCTTAGATTACGGGATATCACTAGGATGGCATTTATCAGTCGTAGATTCAAAAGCCGTGTATAATCAAAAAGCGAAAAGGTATATCAAAGGCATGGCAAAAAAGGGGTTCCCAGACATTGTCGGGGTAGACACAAACGGTCTATTCTTAGCGATTGAGCTAAAAGCAAAAAATAAAACAAAAACAGCAACAAAAGAGCAGCTCCTATTTTTGGAGGAAGTTAAAAAAAGAGGGGGTTTTGGCGTAGTCGTAGACTCAGCAGAGCTTTTACATAATTTATATATTCAGTTTATTAAACAAAGGTTTGTTTAGCCATTTTGTTTAGCCCCTTTGCTTAACCTATTTTGCTTGGCCTTTTTAAGAGTTTTTCTTGATTGAAAAAACCCTTGATTCTTTTTTCCTATAAATTTCTAAATCGACATCTGCCAGCTCTCTTATGCTAGAGTAGTCGATTGCCCCTTTGCGGCTTGACCATGATAATGTATAATCCCCAGAGATAACAGTCGATGCCCTCATCTCCTTTTTTAGCTCTAATTCTCTGTCCTCAAGCTCTAAAGATAATGCTTTTATTTTTTCTTTAATTTCGACAACATAAGAAGTTTTATTAGATAACTCGTTCTGCACGGACAAACCTACTGGGGGGACGTTTGAGGTGACAAGCCCCCAAAACATTTTGCAAGTCTTTAATATCTCTTCCTGCCTTTTTTTATCAGGCATTACTTTGACAATGGCTATCTTTTCACTCTCAGTAAACGCTTCGTTAAACGAAACGTAGTAACAGAAATCTGCTGATGTTACCAATAGTTGCGACTGGACCTGATCAACGTAGGTCTTTGGCACAACCCCAGAAAGGGCTAACGTATGTTTTTCTTTTGATGGATATTTTATTTCAACAACTATTGATTTAAGATCTGAATCAACATAAAAACCATCAAGACTGGCCGATAGTATAGGCCACTCATTATATTCAGCAACGTCCTGAGAGAGTTTACAATTGTAAATAGTTTCAAAACGGTCTCTTATTGTTTGCTCAAAAGCTATGCCCCTTTTTGTAGCAAAATTATTTATTTCTTTTTTATATAGTCCGGTTTTTTCAGACCACTTTTCAAAGATGTTACCAAAATCACAACTCCCCATAACCGATGGGACCTCGCTCGCCCCTAAATGTTTAGACCTAAACTCATGCCAAGCCGCCGAGCCTTGGCTTTTATAATCATCAATTGATGGACTAAATATATCGTTCATAGCATAACCCTTTTTATCTTTTTAAATGCCCCATCTTTTTCATACTCTATAGTAATATTTTG